CCTTTGGACGACCACGTCCACGCTTTTCGATTGTGTTGCCTTCGGCATCAGTTTCTGATCCAACTGAGTTGCCTTGCGGATCAACACGACGTGTTACTTTACGGCCTGTTGCTGTCCACTCTGTGTCGTGCTTGGCACCGTGTGTGACTTCGCCGGTACGTGGAGTGTCAGTGCGTGGCTTCTTGTAGTTTGTGAACGGATTTTTATCATCATCTTCGTCAACACTGCTGGTGTCTGTGAATTCTTTACCACCTACTTTGAACTTGCCGCCCTTTGGTGTCTTGGCCAAAGCGCCAGTGAATGCATTGCCTTCGTCGGCCACTTGTTGTCTGCCGCCCAGTGCATTACGCATGGCTTCGGCAGCAACGTCACCTAACATTTCGTCAACTTCTTTTTTAGCACCAGCAATCTTGTCGGCAAAAGTGATTTTGTCTTTGGGCTCAGCAAGTGCGGCAAATGATTTTTGCTTGGCAGTCATCGGAGCTCCAGCTTCAGGCAGGTTGGGTTCTGTATGTGTTCCTTTTGCAGATTTGATACTGCCCTTGAGGCTGGTGATTTGATCTCTTGATGGCAGACCTTTTCTTGGTCCACGATCTAATATGCTATTCTTGATACCGCTGCGTCCAATACCTTGTCCTCTTAGTAAAGGATCATTGTGGCTAAATTCGCCGCCGCCTTTTAAATTCTTTTCGCCAGGATAGTCGTCTGGTTTTGGATTATAGTAGTCATCGTCGCCATAATCATATTGGTCATAATCACGTGGTTCTTGGGTGTACAATTTATCTTTGTATTTGGGATCACGCCATTTAGCGGCTTCGTCTGTCTTTTGTTCTGGCTTCTTGCCAGTTTGTGGCATGTCCATTTTACGTTGCAAGTCACGGATCATGTCTACGTCGTCACCGTGGCCAACTTTGTTTAATACTGCACTTCCGGCTTTCTTGGCCATGCCGCCAACTTTCTTGACCACATCAACTAGACCTTCGTCTACTTCTTTGTTGTCATACTTGTCATACTTGTTGCGAACAGGATCCAATGACTTGCCTTCGCGGCCGGCCTTGGCCAGGGCCTGCATGCCTTCTTTGCCGTATTTTTCGTAGCCTTTGGCAGCACGGCTCATGTCACGCTCGTTTAATTGTGCGGCTTCTGGCTTGGCAGCAATGCTGTCTAATGTTTTGTTTAGGTTGTGGAAAAAACTCATTTTATTATCCTTTAGGGTTGTAGCCTGTTGCTGGCTTGGGTGGACGCTTGATGTTGGTCATTGGGCTCTTGTTGCCCATTGGTAAACTGTTTGTGGTCACAGCAGGAGGTGTCTTACCACCAGCCACTTTGAAGTCACTGCGATAGGTATTTTTTAACACTGCATGATCTTCTGGAGCAGCCGAATAGTCCTTGTACAAGGCTTTTTGTTCTGCGTTTGGTGCTGGGTAGTCTGTGTTGGTCAACAGGTCTTTGTTTTGTTTTTCAACATCCACAGCCTCTTTGTCATAGTTGTTTTCGTATGGCACAGTCAACATGCACACACGATTTGGATCAATGCCCAACAGCTGAGCAATCTGTCGAATCTGTGGCTCAATTGCTGGGTAACGGAATTCAACATCCATGTGTGTACAACTTTCGTTTTCAATGGCCGGAAAGTCTGCCAACCGAGCCATGACCGGCGTTGTTTTTGGAGCAGTGATACTAACAATGTCAAACTGTTGTAGTTTTTCTTCCAGTGCTTTGATCACGTCCCGAGGAGTATCACCTGCAATTTTGATGCGGTAATTGTATACTCGTTCGTTCTCTGCCAGATATTCTTTGAAATGTTTCATAATCAATCCCTATATGATATTTATGCTTGTTTATTCTTTTGGTCTCTTGTGCCAATGAGTCTATCCAACAAATCATTGCGGCTCAGCACCTGGCCTTCGGCAGTTTCTACAGATTCTGGTTCGTTATCACCTGTGCGTTTTTCTCGGTCCAGATCCAGTTTGGCTTTTTGCAACTGCAACTGAATCATTTTGAGTTTCTTGTTCATCTTGGCTGTTTTAGCAGTAAGTGCATGCCCCAGCATAGCACCTGCTACAGCAAAGATTTCACTGGCATAGCGACTGTCCACCTGCATGCCAAGATCCATAAGGTCATCAAATGTTTCTGTGGCTTTTTGTGCCAGTTCGTCCATGTCGCCATCACTGGCTTCTAGATCACGCACACCGGGTAAGGCAGCGTCAATCTTGTCAATGGCATGGTCAATTTCAGTTATTGCATACTGTGTGGCAGCAATATCCGGCACAGTTTCGTCTGTATCGGCGGTGCTAGACGGTAAGTCGAAGAGGTCTTCTAATTTTTTAGTCATACCATATTTACCGCTTTTGCGGTATAGTGAGGCTTATTTTCCGCCGTTGCGGAACATGTCTTCTTCGGTGATGACACGAAATTTTAGGCCGTTGCGGTTGCACCACTTGGTTGCAGAATCCCATTTGGCATAGTTGATGGCCACTGCCATGCGGTCTCTGTTGCTCATTTTACTTTCAATGATGCTTTGCTTTTTGGGTTTGATTTCAATCACTTCACCGACCAAGATGTTTTGTCGTGTTCTATAGGTGATCAAAAAATCCGGCACATAGATGCTTTGTTTTCCAGTGACCGGATTGCGATAAGGGATCTGTATGCTTTCACTGGCCCACTGCATCACATTGTCGTTGTTGTCCAGGAATCGCATAAAGCTCAATTCCCAACCTGACCTGTAGCGTGGCATGCCTTTGCCCACATACTTGGTAGGATTTTTTACAGTGTAAGGACCTTGTGCAAACTTACTCATGCTCGAATATTTCTTGCCGCATAGTAGTTTGGCTGCACAGGCTGTGAAGTGCCAAGTAAGGTGCTGTTGCTACGCTGATTGTTAAGATAATAAGCAAGAGTTAAGTTTAATTCAGCAAGATTATCAGCAGACTGAATCTGTGCCAACAACGTTAGCACAGGTATGCTTTGTTCGTTTGACACTCTGAACAGTGCTGTGGCAAAATTTTCAGCTGCCACAGTGGTAGTGTATATTGACTTAAAATAACTGAGTACCACATCCCAATCGGCAGCGTCAACAAATTGTTCAAAGCCGTAGAAGTCGTCAAACACTCTCACAGTGAGATCTATGTTATAATTGGTATTGTTAACTGAGCTCATTTTTTCGGCGGCGATTGTTTAGGAAATAACATACTGTTGGCAGAGTTGGCTGCATTGCGCACTTGACCAGGCAAGCTGTTACGCAACACATCTTGTTTAACAATGGCAGCATCCTTGCGGACAATGTCTTTCAGCGGAGTTTTCTTCAATGTTTCATTCACGTTCAGTGCTTTTTGTGTGGCACCAATAACTCCAAACAGGTCGCCTCTTTGTAAATCTTCAAAGATGCCCACACCAGCATCCACCAAGCCGCCTTGTCCCAGCACAGTGGACTGACTACCAGGACGAGATATTGGACTGAGTGTCTGATCATAACTATTGGGATCAGCAAATCCAACCACATTGGTATCTGGACGAACAGCGCCAATGGCACCTGAATAGTATTTTACAGTTTCATACCGTATTGTCACAGTGTGTGTCATAACACCGTTGCTTTGACTGTAGTCATAGGTGTCGTGTCGCCAGTCAGTGATCATGGGGTTTACCAGTACGTAGGCAGCAAACTTGTGCTGGTTAAGTCCGTAAATTTTGATATCACGAAAGAAAGGTGGCTTACCTTCTGGAGCAAATGTTCCGTCCATGTAACTTTCACCCACATAGCCCCAGTCGTTTACAAATCTATCGTTGCTGTAGGTGTCTCGTGTGTTGTAGCCGAAGCCAGCAGGAGTGGTTTGTAAATTACCAGAAGTTCCATTTGTGTTGGGGACGCCTTCGTACTGCTGTGCTGGGTCTTTGTAATAGTAACTGAAGTAGTTGTACCACAGGTTACGAATTAAGTCGCCACCATCGTCGTTGAATGTAATAGTAACAGGTTGATAGTCAATTTTGCTCTGCACCAGTCGCTTACGATTGTACTGGTTCATGGTGTCAACAGATATTTGATAACTGGGCAGATCAATTGTTTTGACTGATAACCCAATACTGGCAGCATCTCCGTTGCCGACCATGTTTTGCAGAAACGGTATTGCTGACGAATTTAAGTTAAAATATGTGTGGTAGTTGAACTTGAATCGAGGAGCAAGTTGGTATCCATTCGTGCGAAAGGTTTTATTGGCGTGGGTGTAATCTCTTAACCCTTCATTGCCGCCAATAAAACCTTTTAGAAAGTCTTGTCCAAAACTCATTTGGCTACTCGGTTGCCAATTTAGGTACCAGGACTGGTCACTGTGCCCAGCGCGGTTCCAACAAGAGTACCTAAGGTACCCACGCCACCTTGATTGCCGTCCTGAGCAGACTGGCTAGCATTGTCGTATGAAATGCTCAGTGCAATGGTCATTGCTTCACTGGTTCCATAGTTAGCGTCACCGTAGTTTACTTCTTTCAAGTAGCAGCCATACAATTCCCATGACTCAAGCACTACCGGAGTCAACGCACCGTTACCGCCGTCAAGTACTTCAAATCGGGTTGTAAATTTATAGTCTGCACCAGCGGCTGCTGACGCCATTTCAAAAAAGTCCAGTTGTTTCTGTAGCTGTGAACCAACAAGTTTCTGTACACTACTCAATGAGTCATCACGCAGGTTACATGAGACATCGCCCCATGAGTGCTTGCCAGCCATTTTAAGAGTGGAGTTATAAATTGGTAAATCAATATTTTCAAATGTCACTGTTGGACGTGTAAAATCAATAACCTGTTTAGTCATCTCGGTTATGTTTGGTGTGCCTGTACCGCTGCCAAAATTTTCAAATGTTACTCGAAAGCGGTATTTTAATTTTGGCATTAGTATGCCGCCGCCCTCTACACCGCCTGTTAAGGGCACTGTCATTCTGTTTAACGATGCTGAACTCATAATTTTTATCCTCTGTTACTGTTATTTATCTTATCTATACCTGAGCAAAAATAGGGACACTAGGTCCCTATTGATTAACCCCCGGCAGCGATTTCCCCGGTATTCTTGATACGAACTGGAATGTATATAAACTCAACAGCTTTTACCGGTTCAATAGCAATATCAACATACAGTTCGTTACGATCTATACGTGCAGGAGTGTTGTTTGACGCATCGCACACTACTAGATAGTCATAGAGACCACGTTTGGCAACCAGGTCAATCATTAGGCCGTCGATTGAGTTCTTGATCTGATTACGAGTGATCTGATCATTTGGTTCAAACAAGTACTGCTTGCCAATGATGTCTAAACGTCCACGGATAAATGCTACCAAACGTGCCACGTTGATGCGGTCCAGTGCTGTGGTATTACTTGTAGTGGTTTTGTTACCAAAGTTAGTAATGCCAACACCGGGAATAAACGTAATTGGATTGATTGCATTTTCATACAGCACATCACGCAATCCCTGGCGCACACCCAGTGACTGGAACTCGCCTGTTGCAGCGTTGATGTAGCCCAACTGCACAGCGTTGTCAATGACACCACGACGTGTTCCGGCTGGTGCAAACCAAGGGAACGACACTTCGTCACTGCGTATGATTGTGCGAATCATCATGTGACTTGGTGCAGTTACCACTGGACTGCCGCTTAGGTCAGTGGTTTGGCAACTTGGGTAGAATACGCCCATGAACTGATTGCCCACTGTTAGCCCGTCGCCGGTGTCTAGGCCTAGGCCGTTGTTGTTACTGGCCCAGGTCAAGATGTCTTGTGGATCTAAACGCAGTGGTGTGTCACCAATGACAAATCCCGTGTTGTTGCGCTCGTTGTTGAGTGCAATCATGTTGGGCATCAGCTCTGGATAGGCAGGTGTTGCCATCAAGTTGAACTGACGCTGTTCTTCACGCACGTCTGTGTTGGTATCAATGCCTGACTTCAGTGCTGCCACAATCATAGCACGTTGTGCTTGACGACCCATGTATGGAGCGCCATTGGCTTTCAAGCCACTGGCTGTTACCCATGCATTGGTCACTGTGGGCAGTATGTCGTCTGGATATGTGTCTGCGTTGAAGTAATCAACTTGGAAACTCTTGACATTATATCCACTGCGTCGTGTGTTAAACAGCAACATGCCCTGTGGATACAGTGCTGGGCTCGGAGCATCTAGGTCCAAGTAATCGCTTGTTAACAAACTGGTAATTGTTGGGAAAGCGCCAGTGATAGGATCTGTGTCACCGTTTGGTGCCCAACGTGCATCGGCAAACAATACACCGTTGTCGGTAGTCTGGTCTGTGTTGTCCAGTGCTACCCACTGATCTACACCGCTGACTGGCTGCCAGCGGTACATCTTTGGATAATTTTCCAAGTCACTTGTGTCAACCCATAAATCACCATACTGCAACGGTGACTCTGACTCGTCAGTTTGTGTGGTAGGTGCTGAAGCACTGATAATTGGGCCTGTGGCATTGGTTGTGCTCAAATCAAAACCGCGTACATCGTTGGTTACATTTTGATAACCTTGCCATTCACCGTTGTCTTGGATCATAATATCCACTTGATCAACAGCACTGTAGTACCATAAACGACCATCTGCTGGATCTTGGTCTGGGGCCGCATCACTTGCAGTGTAGGTAAATGTAGGTGCAGTAACCCAGTTACTCAGTACTAAGCCAGTTGCAACACCCTCCACATACTCATTATGAACTCCACGCACGCTAGTAGTAAAACCAGCTGTGGTAACAGGTGTACCTATTACATTAGTTAATATTATTATACCGCCTGCAGAATGCGTAAACACCACTGCGCCTGCACTGTTGAGAGTTGCACTAACATATGGAATATTGGCAGCACTGACTGCTGCAATAAAATCTTCTACAGTGGTTCCTAGTAGCGTGGCTGTTGCAGTATTAACATTGTTTGTACCAGGTATTGTTCCAAGAATAGTAAAAGTATTGCCGGACACAAACGGACCTGGAGTATTTGTGTTGCCAGTAATTTCAGTTGCACCAGTAGCAAAACGTTCAAATATCGTTATACTAGATGTGTTGTTGCGCAGACTGTTGACCTTGCCATAGGTGCTGCCGGCAGGAATGTTTTTGCCGCCACCACTAGGATCTAATTCGTAGATAGCATTGGATTCGCTGATAAACAACGGACATGCCTGAGTAATAAATGCGCCCAGTATACTACTGTATTTTTTAACCACCAGTTGTGCGCCTTGATTTACGTCAGAAATTTTCTGCCACACACTGCCAGTTGGATGCGGTTCAGTTTGGCCAGAGCCCCAACGTGGAACTGTGTAACTGGGGCTAGGCTGATATGCAGGAGCATAGTATTCGCCCAGTGCAATGCCCAATGCGGTCAACGGAGTTCCAGAAGTATTTGCCAAAGAAATAATTCCGTTACCATCGGCTGTACTACCGTCGTTGGTAGCAGTAGAGTCTGCATACAGATACAGTCTGCCGTTGATGTTGGCTGCATATACACCTTGGATTGCCGCATCATTGATTTGATCAGCAATGCCATCAACAGTGTTGAGTGGACTGGCTTGCACAGTAATGGGTACATCGTTTACAGTAAATGAATTTCCCTGTGTCAGTGTAACCGGTGTTCCTGTACCTGACACAGTGGGCCATGCTGTTTTCCAATCATCGCTGCCAACCAGTACCCATGTGTTGTACAGGTCTGACAATGCAACTGAATTGGTCTGTGCTGATGTTGGGCCGCCACGTTTGTAATAACCTGGGTTAAAAGTACTGGTTGCGGTGATGGCGTAGTTACCAATGCTGCCTACTGTTTGCAATGGAACTGTGGTGCTGGTTTCTAGCTGTGTTGTGCTGGTAATCACAATAGGAGTTTGCACAGTGAACGCACCTGTGGTAATATTCCATTCAAAAATACCCCACTCACTGTTGGTGGTATCCAACCAATAAGTGTTGTTGGTTGGAGCACCTAGTGGGCGTGTTAACGATGCTGTCAGTTCTGTCAAGTCAATGTCAGCACGTTGCACGTACACACGGTTACTGACACCCAGTGCAGAGTATGCAGCCAGCAAGCCGTATTCGTTGAGTTCGTAACCATTAATTGGTGTACCAGCTGTGGTCTTGTAGAAGAATGGATTGCCAAATGTAGCAGCCAAATCTCGCTGACTGGTCATTAAATAAACACGGTTAGCATTTGCTGCCAATGTTCCTGGTGCAACGCCAACTCCGGCGGCACTGGTTTTGTTCTGTGCTGTTGCAATTAAAATATATGGTACTGAATTGGTAGCAGCAGGGATATATTGACTTTCGTCAATGATCGTTACTTCTACGCCTGGGGATACTAATGCCATGGTTAAATCCTTTTTCTAAGTTACCAATATTTAGCACCTATGCAGAAAAACTGCGATCATTACGCCCTTTGCCAAAGGTTTTCATACTAAATACACCATGGAAAGACCTTTATGTCCTGCTTGCAATCAAAGATTGTGTGCTGTCAACTACTACCGTGATGGCGTGCCACACTATAGAAGAAGATGTGAATACTGTATTAAGAAACAGCGTCGTATTAAGCCGCCTGTGGCACGGTGGCAATCGGCTGGATATAAGAAAAAAGCCATATGTGATAGATGTGGCTTTAAATCAAAGTATTCGGCTCAGACTCTAGTGTATCATGTTGATGGTAACTTACACAACGCCAGCATCAACAATCTAAAAACTGTGTGTCAAAACTGTGTTGTAGAAATCAAAAAGTCTGGGTCAACTTGGACTCCAGGAGATTTGTTGCCAGACCTATAACTTGTGCATACAAGTCATCAAAACTACTATTATTGTCAAGTACAGCATCAAACTTGGTACCAATCCAGGCTGTTTCGCTTGGGTGAATCTTTAGTTTTTCCAGTTGTTGTCGGCTCAATGACCATGTTGCATTTCCATCAGGCCCGCGATTTGCACTGAGTGCTGCTTCATACCAGTCAGGTTCAGGACCACGCACAATGCGCACCACAATGCCACCAGCTGCCTTGATTGATTGAATTTCGTTAGGGAAACGACAATCACTAATGACAATGTCGTCCTTACTGTTACGCAGTTTGTTCTCCAAGCTGGCAATCCAGATATCATCATGGAATGATCGGCGGCATACTTCAGTGCCCCAGTATTGTAGCACCCAGCGTGGAGTAAGATTGGGCATGTTCAAGCGGTCGGCCCACCATGTATCCACCTGTTCGCGCCACTCACGTGCTTGTGTTGTGCGGCCTTCCAGCATGGTTCTA